TTATTCGGCGCTGATCGTCAGATTCTGTGCCGTGCCATCGGCGCTCAGCACGCCGATGATCCACACATAGCGTCCGCCCTGCTCGCACAGCCGGAAATTGAGAATCTGATCGGCACTATAGCCGGCAGAGGCGACGGCTTCATACTGGCTGATGATCCGACCTTCGCTGATGAGCGCCTGGATTTCGGCCGAACTGTCGATGCAGGCCTGGGCCATGGCGCCCCCGGCCCCAGGGAGGCAGAGGCCCAGCACCATGGCCATCGTGGCGATGCGTTTCGGGAACAATCGTGTCATGGCCGCACCATAGGGTGGCGTTGCTGAATGGGACATGAATATGACCACAGCAGACCGAATGGGTCCATGGCACCGCGCCCCATCTCCGCACGGACGACATCGGTCAGACCCCAGCGCCTCCCGTCTTCAGCCCCTTGCGCAGAAACAGCACGGCCAATGCCTCCATGATCAGGTGCCCAGCCGCGTTGCCGTCGAGCGCGGGCAGGTCAATACCCAGCAGTTGCGCCAGTCCGGCCAGCAGCATCACGACTGCCACGAAATAGGTCTTGTAGCCATTCAGAAGATCCATGATCGATGTTCCTTGCTTGATGTTGGGTGAGTTGGTTGCGGCGGCGGCGAGGGCCGCGTTCCGTACGGCATTGACCCGGCTGGTCCAGCCTTTGCCAAAGGTGGCGAAGGCCGGCAGCTGGCTCAGAAAGCGCTGGCGTTCGCTGCAGAGCGCCACGACGAGATCGGGGACCGGTTTCTGAGCAATTGCCGCGAGGGTCACTGGCCCCGCCTGGCCATCCACCGTCACGCCCAGCTGCTTTTGCAGGGCGCGAATGGCGCGATCGGGCCCAGAATGGACCGCATAGTCAAAGACGGCGAGGTCAAGACCAGCCGGCATTTGCCCGGCTCGGCATCGCTCCCAGAACCGGTCACGGTAGATGCGGGCCGCTTCGGCCCGCGTAAGGGATTGGACCTCGGTCTTGGACAGCGTCCACCAGGGCGAGATCCCGCGCCACGCCGCCAGGGTCTTGCGGGTGATACCCATATTGGTGGCGCCGCCGGGATCGGCCGGATGGTCGGAAAAGCCACCTTCGTGCCGCAGCACCAGGTTGAGGCAGATGTCAAAGCGGCTTTTGACCATGAAATTCTCCCCAGGCGGTATGTCCCGAGCCCAGCCTTGCGCTGAGCTGGGCGACCGAATAGACGAAGCTGGTTGGTGACGCGCCGAAGTCGGCCACCTGCTCGCCGGCGCCATAGACAACCTCTGGGCCGTCGGTCTGCAGCCACCGCACCTGCATCCCGCCATTCAGGATCGCGATCTCGTAGCGCTCGGGCTGGTAGTCCAGCGGCGGCGCGGCGACGCCCCACCCGTCGGCATCGCTGCGGCTGCAGCGCGTCCAGGCAAAAACAATCTCGCTGCCAACACTTCGGGCCCGCAGGTGCACCGGCGGCAGCGGCAGGGCTGGCGCGGAACCCGGCACCAGGGTCAAGCCCGTGCCATCGGTGTCTGCCGGACCGCCATAGATCCGCAGGCGCCTTGCCTCAACAAGCCATTGCGGCTCTACCGGCAAAGTGACGGTGCGTCCGTCGAGCACCATGACCCGTCGGGTTGCCGAGGCCAGAGCCATCGTTGGAGCGGTGCCGTCCACGCCGCGCAGCAACCGGCTTAGCCGATAGCGTCCTGAGGCAACCAGTTCGGCTTCGGCGAAGGCCACCACCTCCCACTCGCCGGCGTCATTCTCCACCGCCAGGCGATTGACGCCGGCCAGCACCGCACCCGGCGCCGCCGATGACAGGTGGCCGGACCGCAGTTCCAGCTCGATCGTGTTCGCCAAATCCCAAACAGCCGTCGGTCCCGGACGGAGCGGCGCCAGCAGGGTGCCGAGCGAGGCCGTCCGCGTCAGCTGCGTCAGCCTGGCGCCGGTCTCGTCATCGGCGATATCGACCACGCCAGGCCAGGGCTTTGCATAGGCGCCGATCACCAGACGCGATCGCGCGGGATCGGCCGGCAGCCCAGACAAATGCGCGACAATCACGAGGGGAACGGCCCGCGCAACGATTGGTGCACTCGCCTGGAACGGGCGGTCGACATTCGCGGACACAGCAAGCGCCGCCGGCACCGTTTGTCCGGTCACGCGCCGTGCCAACCCGTCCCTGATCTGGGTAACTTCGAACGGCCCTCCCGCCGCGCCTGCCACCCGGACAACGTCCCCCGGCTCCAGGGCAAGGGCGGAAGACGGGAGTGCCAGGTCGACTGTCTGGCGGCTTGCCACCCGCTGGTCCAGCATGCGCTCCGCCGCCTGGCGCGCCGCCGCACCATCCATCGTCAGCGCCGTGCTCTCGGCGACCAGGGGCCCATCCCCAGCCATCATGGCCGTTGCTGCAGCGTTGAGGTAGTCCCGCTCCCGATCCTGATAGGTCAGCGCCAGTCTGCCGGGCGCCTCCGCCGGGTCACCGCGCCGCTGCGTCAGCACCGGCTCATCGCCGCGCACCAGCATGTCGGCGTCAATGACCATGTCGGCCTGTCGCCCCGGCGCGGCCAGTTGGAGCCCGTCGCTGCGGCTGCGCAGGCGCAACGCTGTCGCCTGTAGCAACGGCTCCAGCGCCTCCCGCGCCGTTGTCGGGCCGGAGAGCACATAGCCCGTCACGAAGGGCTGCGCCGGTTCTGCCCGAAGCGTAACGCCATGGTCGGCCGCCACCCGTTCCGCCAGCTCGCCGCTCGAGACGGCACCCAGCCGTCCGGTCAGCCAATGGCCTCGGCGGTGGTTGACGCCATCCGCCCAGACATCCGTCTGCGCCGGAAACGCCGGATAGGGCCGGGCGTCCCACGTCCAGTGATAGATGTGGCTCACGTCCACCATGCCGGGCGGATTGTTGGCAGGGTCGCGCCAGAAGCGCTGATGCGCCCGCAGCACCTGGCGCTGGATCAGCGGGTCGGGCGTGCCACGCGAGAAATACGGCCGCCCGCCTTCCGCGCTCTTTTGGTCACCGAAGATGTTGGGCTGGTTGGCCCCTTTGTCGACCGCGCCACAGCCCAGCTCGGTAAAGAAGATCGGCTTGGAGCCGGGTATCCAGGCCGTCGGCTCCGCCTGCCGCACCCCGCCCGGCCGGTCGTGGTGCGCATGGCTCCACCAGTTTCGAAGGTCCTTAAAGCGCCAGATCCACGGCTCGCCATGCGCGCCGTCGGTGATGGGCGTGCGCTGTTGCGCCAGGCGATCAGCCGGGGAGGCATAGAACCAGTCGTGACCCTCGCCGCCCGCGATATTGCCCATCAGGTAGTCGAGGTCGTAGCCCGCGGCCGATGTTCCGGCATCGGCATGACCATCACCCTCGCGCCAGTCGGCCAGCGGCATGTAGTTGTCGATACCCACCGCATCGATGGCGGGCGAGGCCCAAAGCGGGTCGAGGTGGAAGAACTTCTCGCTTTCCTGTTGGTAGCCGGAATACTCCGTCCAGTCCGCGGCATAGATGAGCTTCGTGCCCGCCCCCACGACCGACCGCACCTCTGCCGCCAGTTCAACGAGCGCCGCCACGAAGGGAAAGCTGTTGCCGGCGCCGCGCACGGTGGTCAGCCCTACCATTTCGGAGCCAATCACCAGCATGTCCACGCCACCGGCCTCCTGGGCCAGCCCGGCATAGTGGAGCACCATCTGCCGGTAGCGCGTGGCAAACTGTTCGACCTCCATTGCCGCCGCAGCGCTCTGGTCGGGCGAGCCCAGCTGCCCCGGCGCGGGGTGACAGGTGATCCGTCCGCGCCAAGGATAGGGCGCCTGTCGCTCACCGCCATATGGGTCGGGCAAGGCATTGCCAGCGGGCACATCCATCATCACCATCGGATAAAGCGTGACCTTGAGCCCGCGCGCCTTGAGGTCCGCAATCGCCGCCAGCACCGAGCCATCCGAAGGCGTTCCGCCATAGGCGGGGCTCCCCTCGTGCTGCGACACGACCGGCACATCGCTGCGGCCAAGGCCAGCCACCCGCCACTCCGTGCCAGCCACCTCCCGCGCCGCCGCCTCGACACGCGGGCTAATCTCACAATGTCCGCAGCGGAGATCATCGCCGAACCAGGCGATCACCAGCGCCACATGTTCAAGCTTGGGGCAAAGCGCGGTCAGTTCGTCGACCGAATAGGTCCAGTCGCTGACATGGGCCGAGACATGGGTGTTTTCGCCCGCCGTCTCGCCCGGCGCGAGCAGCCGCAGGCGTGGCACCGGATCGTAGCCGAATTCGGTGGCGCCCGGGATCATCGTCACCGCCCGGATGTCGGGCTCCAGGTCGCCCACGACGCGGCAGAGCTCGGCGCTCAAATGGGGAATGCGGTTGCCGAAGCGGTTGAGCGGCAATTGCTCCACCACCAGGTAGCAGAGACCGCGATAGGCGGGCGCCTCACCCTGCGTCGCTTCGATCAGCCCATCCGGCAGCTGGTCTTGGGTGCCGCGATAGAAGCGCAGCGTCAGGCCCTTGGTGTCGAGCAACTGGCCATCGGCCCAGATGCGCCCCAGATGGCTGACCTCCCCCTCGCAGAAGGCAACGGCAAAGCTTGCGCCGACAACCTCCTCTCCCGGTTCGCTCATGCCCTTGGCGCCAACATTTTCGGCGCCCAGCAGTTCCAGCTCGCGCGCCCAGATGATGTTGCCGCTGAGCCGGCTCCAGCCATAAAGGCGCGGCACCGCCCCGCCCTCGCTCGATCCCTGCAGGCGGATGTCCGGCGCCGCGGCAGGTGCCCGCTGTTCACCGAACAGCAATCCGTCTACGGCGCTGCCCGCCAGCGCCCCCAATGCCCGGCCAACCGTCGCGCCGAATGGGCCGCCGACCAGTCCGCCGACGAACTGCCCGGCGACCGACAATGCCAATGTCGCCATTCTTTTTTCCTCGTTCGTCTTACGGGAACCGGAAGCGCCCGTGCACGCGCCGCGCCCAGGGTTCGGTAAGGTTCGCCTCCACCACGCCGAGCCGCTCCTGGGCGTGGATGAAGCGGCTCGGGCTCACGGTAATGCCGCAATGGCGCGGCTCGGCCATGCCGGCAAAGCGGAACAGCACCACCTGCCCCGCCTCCCAGGCGCCGTCCTCGGGCCGGAGAATGCGCTCCGCCGCCTCGCGGAGCGCGCCCACATGGTCCGGGTCACGAATATCGGCCCGATAAGGCGGAAGCGGCATGGGTTCGGCGCCGTAGATCGCGCGCCACACGCCGCGCAACAGCCCCAGGCAATCGCAACCTGCGCCTATAGCGGACGCCTGATGGCGATACGGCGTTCCGAGAAACCGGCGTGCCTCTTCAACCACCCGCTCGCTCACGGCACTACCGCCCGTCCGTCCAGCGCGTCGCCGTGGCGCGGGTGGCGCAGGACGAAGTCGCTCCCCGGAATATGCGGGAAGCCGCGGAAGTTGGCCGCGTTGGCGAACTTAGCGCGGCACGTAGCGAAGCGCCGGTCACATCCCGCCGTTACCGTCAGCGCATCCCCTTCCGCCACCCAGGTCCCGACCGGCGCGGCAAAGCTCAACACGTCGCTCTCGTGCGTCAGCACTGCGTCGCGCAAGCCGTCCCGGCGTCCCACCGTCCAGAGGCCGCTGCCGAAGCCGAACCAGCCCTCGGCAAAGGCCTCGAGCCCCGTCACTCGCACCCGGTGGCGGTCCAGCACCGCGACCACCGTGGCGCCCGCGGACCGCTCAGCCACCGACAGATCGACGCCACAGCGCCCGTCGCCCACCGTCGCGTCGCACAAGGCCTGGTAGATGCGGCCATGGGTGACATTGAGCGCCTGCTGCCCGGACCGCAACTCGGCCCGGAACACGCCATCCTCGCGCACGATCTCACCGATCGTGTCGCGCCGCAGCAGCAGGCGCTGGCTCACTTCGGCCCAGTTGACGCGCCAGGTCTCGACCCCGGCGCCGTCATAGCGTCCCAGGAGAATATCGTCCTCGGTGATCGCTTCGGCGCTGAGCACACCCAGCACCTCGCTGGTTTCCACCTGCATGCCGAGCTTGCCGGGCACTTCGCTGCCATCCCAGCCCGAGACCGGCGAGAAGGTGGTGTCACCGAAAACCAGCGGGCAGTCGTGGTCGGTAAAGCCCAGCACTACCCCATCCTGCCGCGTCAGCCGCCAGCAGGTCGCCAGCGTCGTCTCGCTCTGCGCCAGGTGCGCCGCAAGTCCAATCGGCAGCGTCCTCACGGCAGGATCTCCACCAGCGGAATATTGGGCACTTCAGCCCCGTCGAAGCTGCTGAGCTCCACATCGAGCCGATCGGTGTCGAAGCGCACCGGCACGTCGAACAGGAAGCCGGCAGCTACAGCGGCCCCGAGCGGCGGGGCTTCCGTAAAGCCGATGACGCCGGTAACCGTGTCCACCGTCCAGCCACCCAGCTGTTCCACCCCGCCGACGGCTACCCTGACGCTGCCCGCCACTGGCCGGGTGATCGGCCGGACATAGGGATCGAAACCAGCGCCATAGGTCTTGGTCAACTGAAACGTCCTGGTCGCGCCGTCCCCGGTCCCGATCGACTGGTCGAGCGGCTGCGGCTCGGGTCCGCCGCTCGAATAATCCAGCCCGTCCCGCCACAGAAAGCCATGGAGCCGCCCGCGCCGCTCCTCGAAAAAGGCAGGACGGCCGCCATGTCGCTCCGCGACTTGACCCCATAGCCGGCATTGAAGCGCCGCCGCGAATGCTGCCAGCGGCCATTGCGCTGTTCGCGCCCGCTCGCCAGCGTCACCACATCGGTCTTGCGCTCCGGCCCACCCCGCGCGCCCAGTGCAACGTCGAGCGGGAAACGAACGGCATGAAAGGCCATGATTGGTACTCGATGTTGGTTGACAAGCACATACCGCCACTCTCGGGCTAAGCCCTAGGGTGACGATCGAGTTTGCAAATGCTCTGATGAAGAAGCCTTAGCTACCCCGCGTGCCACGCTTCACCGCCCGCAGCAGCATAGCGCTGATCTCCGCTTCGCTCGTGGCAAAGCTTCGCGCATCGGTCGCGGTAACGTGGAACGTCACGTTCACCGTGCCCCCACCGCCCGCGGCGACGCCCAGCCGCCCATCCGGCCCGCGCGCCAGCGGCATGATCGCCTCCGCTCCCGCCTCCCCCGCAAGCCCAAAACCGCGCCCGAGCGGAAAATAGCTCGGCGCGGCGATGACCCCGCCCTTGGCAAAGGGTGTCACCTGTCCAAGCGCGGGATTGGTGCCGGCAAGGACATTGCCGACAAGGCCACCCACCAGATCGCCCAGCGGCCGGATCGCTGCCTTGAGCGCGATGTCGCCGAACGAGCGGGCAATGTCGCCCAGCACCGACTTGAACGACTTGCCGTCCGTCAGCGCGCCGCGAAACGCGGCCGAGATGGAGCGGGCGACACCGTCCGCCAGGTCGCCGATGCGCTCGATCTCCAGCGACACATCCTCGAGGTCACGCCCCCACTGCTGGGGAAAAAGCTCATCGCTCATCTGGGAAGCGCTCCATCAACTGTTTCATTACGTCTCGCGGCAGAGCTCCGCTCGTGCCGGGCAGCGCGCTCCAGGCGGCGCTCAGTTCGCGCGGCGTCATGCGCCAGAAGGCATCTGGCGCAAGGCGCAGCACGCCCAGCCCGAAGCGCATTGCCGCCTCCCACGGAAAGGGCGTCATGCCGCGTCACCGAAGGTCGCGCGCAGCAGCCGCGCCGCGATGTCGCCGGCGCCCCTGAGGCCCCCTTCGATCGAGAACCGCGCCAGGTCATCGTCGGAAACATCATTGCCGCCGCCGCGCAGGCCCGCGCCGAGGATCGCGGTCAGGTCCCGCGCCGAAATCCGTCCGCTCGCAAACCGCTCTGCCAGGCCCACCAGGTCACCTGCCTGCAGCCGCGCCTCCAGTTCGGCCAGCGCCCCCAGTGTCAAGCACAGTGTCCGCACCTCGCCGCCGATGACGGCATCGATCTCCCCGCGCTGCGCAATCGCCATTCGCGTGTCCTTTCCTGATCCTGAACTAGAGCGCCGAGAAGGTCACTTCGCCGGCGCTTTCGAGCGCCAGGTCGAAGGTGACTTCACCCGCGTGATCGGCGGCAAACTCCAGCGCCACGATCTGGAACGGTCCCTGCACCGTGCCGAAATCGGGCAGGATCAACTGCCAGTGTCGGATCGTGCCGCCGAAAAACAGCGACCGCACCTCGGCGTCCGACGCCGTGTCCTTGAACACCCCTGCTCCCGTTACCGAGGCCCGCTTTACCCCGCCGCCGGCCAGCAGCTCGCGCCAGCGCCCGGCGCTTTCCTGGTCGGTCGTGTCCACCGTCGCCGCATTGAAGGCTAGTTGCCGCGTCCGCAGCCCCGCCACCGTCAGAAAGCTCCCCGACCCCGTCTGGTCGAGCTTGAGCAGCATGTTCTTCCCGCTCTGAGCGGCCATGGTCCTTGCCTCACAAAATCACTGAATATCAAGTCGACTCCCTCCCCCTTGCGGGGAGGGATCGAGGGTGGGGGGCCGTGGCGAATACCCGAGCCGCCCTAGCCCCTAACCGGTCAGCAGCCGCAGCGTCACCGATGCACGCGCCAGGCCAGTCTCGTCGATGCTTGTTTCGGTGCGCACATGCTCGGCATGCGCCACCGGTAGCAGGAGCGCCACCGCAACCACCCGCTCTGCCATCTCCACGGCGCGCCTGCGGCTTGGCTGGTCCGCCCAGCACTGCAGCAGAAGCCGATGCTCCTGCACCGGTGCCAGATCGCCATCACGCTGCACCACGTCGTGCCGCCGGATCACCACATAGGGTGGTGCAGCGCTCCGCGGCGGTGCATCGAACACCGCGCCGGCAATGATCGCCGCCAGCGCCGCGTCACCCCGCAACGCCGCCACCAGCTGCGCCTGCACTTCGATGATGGGATGCATCGGCTCAGCCCGTGATCGTGGTTTCGGTGCAGGCGCAGCTGAGATAGGCTCGCCTGCCATTGAGATCGGCCGCCGTCACGACATCGAGCTGGCGCCCGCGATAGATGATGCGATCACCGGGTTTGACGTCTGTCCGGAACCGCAGCACCACCGAATGGGAGATCGCCACCGCCCGGCCATCGCTCGTGGCACCCATGCGTCCCGCTAGCGACCGCACCCGCGCCCACAGATGCGCAACCGGCACAAACAGTACCAGGTGCCCACCGCCATCGTCCGCAGCTGTTTCGCGGCGCTTCAGGTGCACCCGATCGGTCAGCGTGCCCAGCGGCGGCACGAGCTCGCTCATAGCCGCACTCGCTTGTAGCCGGCCACCAGGCGATCGAACCCGCTCGGCACCACCGCGCCCGACCCGGCCACGATCACCGCATCGCGGTGTTCGAACCAATAGGCCACCAGCGCCAGCAGTGACTGGCGGATATCCGTAGGCGCCTCGTCGGGCTCGGTGCCAAAGCCCGCTACATAGTCGATTTCGATGCCCTGCCGCTCGCGCAGCACCGGCATCCCGGCGACGGCGGAGGGCAGCAGCAGCCGATCTGGTTCGCTCAGGAACTGCGCCAGCGGAAGCTCGTGCGCTCCTCCGGCAGCGTCATAAGCAGTGATCCCGGTCACCGCCATGAACGGCGTCACCGGCAACCGCACCTGGCGGTCAGCCGGCCACTGGTCGAGCACCACCCGCCAGCTCTGCGCCAGCAGCGCCCGCCCCGTCACACCCTCGACATGCAGCCGCGCCGCCCCGATCAGCGTCGTGATCAGTGCGTCCTCGGCCCCATCGTCGACCCTAAGAAACGCCTTGGCCTCGGCAAGCGAAACCGGCTCTTCCGGGGGTCCCGCAAGAAGATAGGATATCATCTGTTTGCCTTTGATTTTCGTGAAGAACCGCGTTTGCAGTCGTCTCCCTCCCCCTTGCGGGGAGGGATCAAGGGTGAGGGTTCTGCATCACCCCATTGCTTCGAGCCTTTGAAGTGCGGAGTGCTCTTTGGGAGGGCACCGCGCCCCTTCCCTCTCCCCATTGGGGAGAGGGTGGATCGCGCGAAGCGCGAGACGGGTGAGGGGGTGGTCGGGATTGCAGAGCGTTGTGCGCCGCCCGACCACCCCTCATCCGGCGCTACGCGCCACCTTCTCCCCGATGGGGAGAAGGGGTGCAGTCCTAGCTCGCCGCGAACTTCAGGAACTTGATCGCGTCATAGTCGGCAATCCCGCCGCCCACGCGCTTGGTCGTATAGAACAGCACATAAGGCTTGCTCGAGAACGGGTCGCGCAAGACGCTCACGCCCTGCCGGTCCACGATCAGATACCCGCGGCGGAAGTCACCGAAGGCGATCGACAGCGAGTTGGCCGCGATATTGGGCATGTCCTCGGCCTCGACCAGGTCGAAGCCCATGAAGCGCGCCCGTCCGTCCGCCGCTGCTGCCGGTTGCCAGAGGTAGTTGCCGTCCGCATCCTTGAGCTTGCGCAGCGAACCCTGCACCTTGCGGTTCATCACCCAGCTGGCATTCTGCCGGTAACCGGCCTCAGCGCATAGACCAGGTCGATCAGGACATCACTGGCATGGCTCGCCGGAAGGGCACCGGCGGCACCGGTTGCCACATAGCCGAGGTTACCCCAGCTCCAGCTGCTTTCGGCAACCGTTGTGGGCGCCAGGAAGCCGGTCGGCTTGTTGACGCCGTTGCCGGTCACAAAGGCGGTGGTTTCCTGCGCGGCAAAGGCCGCATTGACCTCCTCGGCGATCCACTGCCCCACGTCCACCGCCGCATCGTCGAGGAATGCCGAGGTCGCCGCCGGCATGGCGTAGAGCTCCATGGTGGGGTAGCTCAGCTCCGCTAACGTCTGGCTGTCCGTAGTCGGGCGCGCCGCGGTTTCTCCGACCCAACCGGTTGCCGGGCCCGTCACCGAAATGGGCCGCTTGTAGACGGCGCTCGACACCTGCCGAACGCCGGCAATGGCGCGGATCGGCGACACCGCCGTCATCAGCCGGGTGATCTCGGTCTCCGTCTCCGCCGGCACGACATAGCCGCCATCGGCATTGACGCCGATCGAAAGCGCCTTTTCCTCGCCGCGCTTCACATAGGAGGCGAAAGCCTCCTTGTACTCGCCATTGGGCAGCGCCGCCTTGCCCTCCAGCTGCGGGCGGGCACGATCGGCCACGGCCCGGTCCATCGCCGCCTTCTGCCCGTCGAGCACGGCGTTGAGCCGGTCCAGCTTGCCTTCCAGCAGACCGTCGGCGCTGCCGCGCTTTTCGATCTCGCTCAGGCGCTGGTCATTTGTGCGTTTGAACTCCTCGAAGGCGGTGGAAAATTCGGCAAAGAGCGCGGCAATGTCGCTCCCTGCGCCGGCCTTGGTTTCAAGGCCGTCACTGGTCAAGTCCATTAAGGATGTTCTTTCTGGTTGCGGATGGTGCGGGTAGCGGCCTGGATGGCGGCACCCGGAGAAATGGAGGGCGCGATGCGCGCGTCCTCCATCATGGGAAAGGTCACGATGGAAATCTCGAACAGGTCCACCTGCCAGAGTTTGCGGTAGGCGCCCTCGCGCGTCGCCCGCACCGTGCGGAAGCCGATGGAGAGCCCATCCAGCGCCCCCTGCCCGATCAGCCGCTGCAGCGCCTCGGCCCGGGGAACGCCGCCAATCAGACGGCCGCTGACGGCCAGCCCATGGCCGTCCTCGCTGATGCTGTCCCAGACACCGACCGGCTCCTTGGGATCGTGCTGGAACAGCAGCCGGATCGCCTTGCCGCGCCGGGCGAGGCTGCGCTTGAACGCGCCCGGCATGACGATATCGCCGCCGGCATCGACCCTGCCGAACACACTGGCATAGCCGCTGAACCGTCCCTCAGCGTCGATGGCAATAGCGGCCAT